CAGAAAACCTAAACCAGAAGATAAAAAAGAAGAAGGTGATTCTAGTTCAGAAGAAAGTTCGGAAGACAATAAATCAGCAGATGATAAGTTAAAAGAATTTTTAGATAAAAAATTTCCACAAGGTAAGAAGGACGATTCAGATAAAAAAGAGGAAGATAAAAAAGATAAAAAAGAAGTTGATGGATTTTCTTCAGGTGCAGGAGGGGATTTTGATTTATCTTCTGCTACTGCTAGAGAATACCAAGATGAGATTCAAAAACAATTAAATGATAATAACGCTTCAGAAAGAAGTTATTTTTTATTAAACAAACCTAATCTTAAAAATTTAATTATTCCTTATAAAAAATATATTAAAGATAATATTATAAAGGATGCTGTTGAACATATTAAAAGAGAAGATTGGAGAAATAGTATGGACTATCATAGAACATTTTATAAAAAATTTATGAAAGACTCTCAAAGTATAGTTAACTATTTGGTTAAAGAATTTGAAATGAAAAAAAATGCTAGATTACACGCTAGAGCAGCAACAGCAAAAACAGGTATAATTGACCCATTACAATTATACAAATATAAATTTGCGGAAGATATATTTAAAAAAATTACAATTATACCTAATGAGAAGAACCACGGTATGATTATGTTGTTAGATTGGTCAGGTTCTATGAGTAATCATATTTATCCTACTGTTGAACAATTATTAAATTTAGTTATGTTCGCTAGAAAAATACAAATACCATTTTCAGTTTATAAATTTGTTAATGCTAGTAGATATAGTGATAAGTACGATAATATTACAAAAGATTTACCTTTTACTTTTGGTCCAAAAGAATTAAAATTAGATAAATCAACAAGGTTAGTTCAATTATTTACACATAAACAAAGTAAAAAAGACTTTTTAAAATCTGGTGAGTTCTTACATAGGGCGGCTACTTATTTTGGACTTCACTATGGATATAGACGAGGTTGTGGAATTGATGAAGCAGAATATTCTAAACTTTATGGTGTACCTGGTCCTTTAACTGAATATTCTTTGCATTCAACACCTTTAGATGAATCATTAATTGCTATGGATACAATAATTGCAAAATTTAAACACGATTACCAATCGGATAAGATTTCTTTAATAACTTTAACTGATGGACAATCAAATGGAATAAGTGCAGACGGTCAGAAATGGGTTAAACTTGGTAAGAATTATATAGATTGTTCTGGTTATGGTAGTTGGTATGATAATGATAATAGCAAAAACCTTACTTATAGATTATTAAAATATCTTAAAAAGAAACACGGTATTAAAACTATTGGATTCTTTTTAGTTAAAAAATTTAAAGATTTGAGATACCACGTCCGTTACAAATATGATAAAGAATTACTTGCTAGAAAATTGTTTAATAAAGATAAATGTATTCTTGATATTAATACTGGATATGATGTATATTTTTATATTAAATCAGATACACAAATTACCAATAATAAAATGCAAGATATTAATACAACTAATAAGAGAATATTAAAAAAAGAATTTGTTAATAGTATGAAGAAACGATTAGTTTCCAGAGTATTATTACAAAGATTCATCAAGGAGGTGGCATAAGTGTTGAATTTACTATGCTTTTTAACGCTTGACTTTACTGATGGAACTGATAGCATAGCTATAGAAACTTACATTATGAAAGGAGAAAACTTATATTATGGAACTTAATGTGAATCAAAAATCCGTTGTTGATGTTTTATATAAACATTATAAAACAGACACGGTAACTAGGTCTGAAATAAATGATTTAGTTAAAAAGAAGGTTATCAAAAATCCTTCTTGGTTAAAATCTGATAAGTACAAAGTAGGTAGAGGTGTTTATAAATTACCTATGGGTTCAGATGAAACTGAAAAAATAGAAACAAAAGCTGTAGAAACACCAAAATCTGATACGAAGGCTGCATATATTGTTAGTTCTTTAACTGACAATGTTATTCCTGCAAGGGATAAAGACTTTGTTAATTTTGGTAATTTTGCTGATGTTAAAAATATCATAACTTCTAAAAGATTTTATCCTGTGTTTATTACAGGATTGTCTGGTAATGGTAAAACACTTGCGGTAACGCAGGCGTGTGCTGTTGCAAAAAGGGAGATGATAAGAGTTAATGTTACAATTGAAACCGATGAGGACGATTTACTTGGAGGTTATAGATTAAGGGATGGATCAACTGTCTGGCAAAACGGCCCAGTTATTGAAGCAATGGAAAGAGGTGCTATTCTTTTACTAGATGAAATAGATTTGGCTAGTAATAAGATAATGTGCTTACAACCAATACTTGAAGGTTCAGGTATCTATGTTAAGAAAATTAACAAGTATGTAAAACCTAAATATGGTTTCAATGTGATTGCGACTGCAAATACTAAAGGACAAGGATCCGAAGATGGTAAATTTATCGGAACTAATGTTTTGAACGAGGCGTTTTTGGAAAGATTTCCAGTAACCTTTGAACAACAATATCCTGCTGCTAAAACAGAGGAAAAAATAGTTGCGATTAAACTTAAATCTGCTGGAAAAACAGACCAAAAGTTTGCTCATAACCTTGTAACTTGGGCTGATGTCATAAGAAAAACTTATGATGATGGCGGAGTTGATGAGATTATATCAACAAGAAGGTTAGTACATATTGCAGAAGCATATGGAATCTTTAAAAATAAAATGAAGGCTGTATCTGTTTGTACAAATAGATTTGATGATGATACTAAAAATTCATTTGTTGAATTGTACACTAAAGTGGATAGTGGTGCTTCAGTAGAACAAATCCTAGAACAGAAGAAAAAGGAAGAAGAAGCTTCAGTTCTACAGGAAAAGAATTCCGATGATGATGAGGAGGACAAGGACGAGGATAGTAATATCCAAGTTTAATGTCTAAAATTCATCCATAGTGTAAGTCCGCTTGGGGCGTTAATTCGCCCCAAGTTTTTTGCACGGAAAGAATAGATATATGAAAAAGATTATAATGGTTATTGCATTTATTCTTTTGGGATTATTTTTTTATACCCAGTTAAAAGCAGATGAATTAACTTGTAAAACTTTTGTAAAAGAATTAGATGAGATTGAAAAAAAAATAGAAAAGAATAATAAACTTTTAGAAGATATAGAACACAAACTATATTATATAGCAGATTATACGAAAAGATTGGAAGATATATTAATAAGAATAGAAAGAAAATAATGAGTGATATTACAAATTTATTAAAAGAGATTAAAGTATATCGTAATGATATGGTTGCTCGTAATTATCCATTTCAAGAAATTAGTAATATTATTACAAGGTGGGAATTGAAGCTTGCAGATGAAGAAAAAACAGTTTCAGAACAATCTCAGGATGAATTAGAACCAATTAACACAATTAACAGCCCAATGTCAGATGAGTAATTTTAAAGATAATAGTGGACTAGAAAAAGATAAACCAAAAACTTCACAAGAAGAAATGGATCGTATGATGAAAGAATTTTTAGCAAAGGGTGGTAAAATTAAAAAATTAAAACCTGGATATCCTAAAGGAATAGGGTCATTAGATAAGAGTGGAAAACCTCAATGGACAAGAGAAGATATTAAGGCAGGTAGAGGAGGTTCTACACCTATACCTGATTATGGTACTGTGAAGAAACAAACAGTTGAATCAGGAACAATTACTTATGGTGATAAGATTCCAACATCTATACCTGTTAAAAAGGAAAATGAATATTAAATGAGTATATACGTTGAAGTTAGAGGTAATAATGTAGAGAAGGCCATGCGTGTGTTAAAGAAAAAAATACAAAAACACGGCCTTGTTAAAGAGATTCGGGATAGACAGTATTATAAAAAGCCGTCAGAAAAAAGAGTTGAAAGATTAAAAGAACGGACAAGAGTTCTTAAAAAATTACAAAAAGAAAATGATGAATTGTTAGGTTATACTAAGGTTAAAGGTGGTAAAAAGGTTAGAAAAATTTAAATATTCTGCGTCCGTTTTGTGTCTGGTATATATATTATTACTACAAAGCAATTCATAAGTCTTTGTAGGGGCGTAGAAGGCTTATAGGGTTGTGCCTGAAGTTTATTAGATAAGCAGTATTAAAAATAAACTAAAACAACCCCTTTTAAGGGCTTGAAATTCCAAAAAAAGTTCTTATATAAATAATAGAGTAATATGCCATTAAGGGTATTACAACATTAAACAATAAAGATAACTTTGCTTATAGAAGGAGGTTAATTATGACCAATAAAGCACTATCTATTTTTAATCAATTAAGACCAGTATCAATAGGATTTGATAATGTCTTTGACCATTTTGAAAAAATGTTTGAAGATGATTTTTTATCACCTATGGTACCAAATTATCCGCCATACAATATCGTTAAAACTGGCAAGAACAAATACGATATTGAAGTAGCTCTTGCTGGATATTCTAAAAGGGATATCAAAGTGGACTATGAGGATGGTCTGTTGACTATTAAATCTGTTAAAACAGAAAAAGACGAAACTAAAGATGACGATGGTAATATCTTACATAAAGGTATCGCTAAAAGATTCTTTTCTAAATCTTTCACAGTTGCTGATGATTGTAAAGTCAAAGGCGCTAAGTTGGAAGATGGTCTTTTAAGAGTATCTATGGAAAAAATCATTCCAGAAGGTAAAGAAGCAAAAACAATAGACGTTAAATAAACGTTAAGTAAGAGTAGAGAATGGCGGCTTGTTGACAGGTCGCCATTTTTTTTGTATAATAGTCTTTATAAGTAAATGAAAAGAATGTTAATAAGACAGCCTATTGACAATTGATAGAATTTTGATATAATAGATTCTATATATTATGAAATATAATGAAGATAAAATCTTAAAAGAAATTGAAGAATATATTAAGTCAACTTATGGTGAGCATTATTCTATAGGTAAAGATGGATTTCAAGTTCAAGATTTATTTAAGACTTTAGAAATAGGAAAAGATTTTTGTCATGCCAATGCAATTAAATATATGTGTAGGTATGGTAAGAAGAATGGACATAATCGTGCAGATTTATTAAAGGCTGTACATTATGTTATATTATTATTAAATTATGATAAGGAGATGACATGAAAATAAGTAATAGTACTTTAGGTGTTTTAAGAAATTTCTCGGATATTAATCAAAACATATTATTTAAAACAGGAAGCACTTTATCTACTATGTCCACAATGAAAACCATTATGGCACAAGCAGTAGTTAAAGAACAATTTGAGCAAGAGTTTGGCGTGTATGATTTGCCAGAGTTTTTAAGAGCATTAGATTGTTTTATATCACCTGTCTTAAAATTTAACGGGACATCTAATTTAAAAATCAAGGATGAAAAAACAACATTAACAGCAAGATATGCTTTTGCTGAAAAATCAACATTAGTATTACCTCAAAAAGAAGTTACTATGCCTGATAAAACTGTTTCTTTCACATTGAAAAATAGTGATTATGAATCAGTTAAAAAGTTATATACTAATTTAAACTTACCTGATATTGCATTTAAAGGTGAAAATGGTAAGATAAATTTAGTTGCTTTAGATAAGAAAAATAGTAATTCTAATATATCATCTATTAATGTAGGTGAAACTAATTTAGAATTTACTGCATATATTAAAGTAGAAAATATGAAACTTATACCAGGTGATTATGATGTGGCATTATCTAAAATGAAGATAGCACATTTTATAAACAAAAAAGTAAGTGTTCAATATTGGATTGCATTAGAAGCTGATTCAAAATTTTAACGAGGTATTATGAGTGATTTTTTATGGGTTGAAAAATATCGTCCTAAAAAAATATCTGATTGTATATTAAGTTATGATTTAAAAGATGTATTTTTAGAATTTTTAAACAAAGAAGAACTACCTAATCTTTTATTCTCTGGAACAGCAGGTACGGGTAAAACAACAGTTGCTCGTGCCTTATGTGAAGAATTAGGTTGTGATTATATAATGATTAATGGTTCGGATGAAGGTAGGCATATTGATACATTAAGAAATCAAATTAAAAATTTTGCATCTTCTCAATCTTTAGTTGCTACATCAAATCATAAAGTTGTTATAATTGATGAAGCAGATTATATGAATCCTGAGTCAGTACAACCTGCATTAAGAAATTTCATAGAAACATTTTATAAGAATTGTAGGTTTATTTTTACTTGCAATTTCAAAAACAAAATTATACCTGCATTACATAGTCGCTGTACAGTAATAGACTTTAGAATTGCTAATGGCCAAAAGGTAAAAACAGCTACATCATTTTTAGATAGACTTTGTTATATATTAAAAGAAGAACATATTACATTTGAGAAAAAGGTTTTAGCTGAATTAATACAAAAACATTATCCTGATTTTAGAAGAACTATAAATGAATTACAAAGGTATTCTATAAGGGGTAAGATTGATAGTGGTATTCTTGTATCATTATCTGATATTAATAATAAAGAATTAATTAAATTGTTAAAAGAAAAAAGATTTGGTGATATGAGAAAGTGGGCTATACAAAATTTAGATACAGATCCATCTTCTTTATTCAGTAATATCTATGAGGTGTTATATAAACATCTTGAACCTAAATCAATCCCACAAGCAGTTTTAACAATTGCTGATTATCAATATAAGAGTGCCTTTGTTGCAGACCATGAAATAAATCTTGTGGCTTGTTTAACAGAAATTATGGCACAATGTAAATTTAAATAATGAAAGCAAATATTATAACATTTTTATTCATTTCAGGTGTTCTTGCTTTGGGAAGAATTATTCCACACCCACCAAACTTTACACCAATTTTAGCAACAGCAATTTTTACTCCATATATAATTAAAGATAAATGGATTGCAATGTCAATTCCATTATTAGCAATGTTTATTGCAGATTTA